AGTGCATCTATTCTTCCTGAAAAACAGGAAGAGGCTTTTGAATGGCTTCGTGAAAACGGTCGAGGTGATATTATTAAAAATGATATTACCGTTACCTTTGGTCGTGGCGAAGATAACAAGGCAGCAGAATATGCTGTCCTTGCAAAAGGTCAAGGATACGAACCTGTCCAGAAAGTAGGCGTACATCCTCAGACCCTTAAAGGAGTAGTCAGGGAGTGTCACGAGTCTGGAATCGAACTTCCTGATTGCTTTAAAACTTACGTAGGTAACCGTACAAATATAAAAAGGAGTTAAACATGGAAAACAATAAAGTAGCTGTTAAGAAAACAGCACAAGCACCATCTACTATTTTATTTAGAGATGATGCATCAAAAGGTTTTGAGAACGTAAGACAAGAATCTCTTGCTTTACCAATCTTAAAACTTTTACAGAATGGATCTGGAGAAGCACAGAAGCGTAATCAAAATTACGTAGAAGGTGCAGAACCAGGTATGTTCTTAAATATAGTTACTAAAAAACTATATGATGGTGATAAAGGAATTAGCGTAATTCCTTGTTACTATAAAATGGAATACCAAGAGTGGGCAGAATTTGGTACTGGTTCAGGTAGACCAGAACAGATTTATCCTGCTGATTCTGATATTATATCTAAGACTACTAAAGATGGTGGTAAAGATAGATTAGAAAATGGTAATTACATTTTAACGGTACACCAAAACTTTGTAATTATTCTTGGTGATGATGGCAAAGCAGAGACCGCACTTATTTCTATGAGTGCATCTCAAGGTAAAGTTGCAAGAAAATGGCAATCACTTCAAATGTCTCAGACAATGAAAGATGAACAAGGGTCATTTACTCCTGCATCATTTGCTTTCACATACAGATTAACCTCAGTATTAAATTCTGGAAAAGGTAATCAGTGGTATGGTTTTGCAGTTCAATCGGAAGGTCCAGTACAAGATGCTGAACTTTACAAAAGAGCTAAAGACTTCCACGATAGTCTTGATAAACAGAACAAATAATTGTCACAATTGGGCGCTACAACCGTGGCGCCCAATAATAATTAAACTGAGGGAACATGATAGAAAGATTAAAAGATATTTTTAAAGGTTTAGAGAGTGCTCATGGCATCACTAGCAAAACAGAAGAAATTAGACACGACGGTAAAAACGAAGTCAGATCAAAAACAATAAGAGAGCCTGTAACAAATGAGTTATGGCAAAAACATTTAAACGGTGAAGAACCTGGATTAGGTATTATACCAATCAACGAAGAGAATAAATGTAAATGGGGTGCGATAGATATTGATACTTATCCTTTTGACCATTTAAAATTAATTAAAAAAATTAGAGAAAATAATTTTCCACTAATAGTATTTAGATCTAAATCAGGTGGTGCACATGTATATTGTTTTACAAAACAATTTGTTGCTGCATCTTTAATGAGACAAAAATTACAACTCATGGCGTCTGCTTTGGGTTATGCTAAAGCAGAAATATTTCCTAAACAATCTAAGATCATGGCAGATAGAGGCGATGTAGGTAGTTTCTTAAACATGCCTTATCATGGTGGAGATAGAACAGTTAAGTATGCAATTGATGACAATGGTAATTCTTTAACTATAGAAAAATTTATAAAAGCATATGAATTAATTGCTTTAGAAAATATTGAATTAGAAAATTTATTAGTAAATAAAAAACAAGAAAAGGTTAAAGAAGAATTTCCAGATGGACCACCTTGTTTAAATACCATAATTAAAAACGGTCCTATCATAGAAGGTAATGGAGATGTTGCAGCATCCGGTCGTGATAATGGTTTATTTAATATTGGAGTTTTTTTAAAAAAATCAGATCCAATTGGATGGCAGGATAAAATAGAAAATTATAATGTAGAAAAATATATTAAACCACCATTAAAAGCTACAGATGTAATTAGAATCAAAGCACAAGTTGATAAAAAAGATTACGATTTTAGATGTAAAGATAAACCTATTTGTAATTTTTGTAATGAAGCACTTTGTTATACAAAACAATATGGAAAAGGTGGTGATGTTAGAATGCCTGCAATTGAATCCATAAGAAAATATGAATCGGATCCACCTATATTTTTTGTTGATATTAATGGAGACAACATTGAAGTTGATGCACCAACTTTACATGATCATGAAAAATTTAGTATTGCATGTATGACAGAACTTGGAACACCTTTGATTCCAGTTGCTAAACTTGTTTGGAGAAAACAACTAGCATCATTAATGAAAAACATGAGTACACTTGAAGCGCCGGACGATACTAAAGTTGATGTTCAATTAAAAGAATTACTTACAGAATTTGTTAGTCGTGATGGTAAGACTATGGAAGATATTTTAAAAAGAAAACCATACACAGAAAATGGTGTTAGTTATTTTAAATTTAAAGATTTTTGGAGTTTTATATTAAGAGGTAAAACCTGGCCAGAAAAAACTTACAATAAAAATAAAACAATACGATTGTTAGAAAATTTATTTAAAGCAAAAACTGACACCGTTAGAATTAAAGATAAGCAACATAAAATTTGGATGGTAGAAAAAATAGATATAGAAAAGTATACACCAATAAGAACTAAGAAAGAACCGGCACCATTCGAATGAGAACAATTATAGCAGGACCACCAGGAACAGGAAAGACACATACGTTGATACATAAACATTTACAAAATGAATTAATAGAAAGAAAAACAAATTCTAAAAAGATTTGTTACATCACTTTTAGTAATGCAGCAGCGAATGAAGCAAGAGATAGAATACAAAAAGAATATCCAACATATGAATTTGAATGGATTTGTACTATGCACTCTATGGGTACAAAGAGACTTGGTATAGATACTAAATCACAACTATTAAAAGATAGTAACTGGAATGCATTTAAAAATAAATATGGTCATACTGATTTACATTTTGAAACTGTACAACATGAAAATGGTTTTAATGAATATAAAAATCAATACATGAAAATTATAGAATATGCACGAGCTAGAAAAATAGATGACCTACAAGATGCAGCAATAGAACTAGATTTGATAGATTTTATAAGTATTCCATTATTAGAACAAATTAATCAAGACATCACTGATTATAAAAAAGATTATAACATGTATGAATTTTCAGACATGATTTCCAAGTTTGTTGAGAAAAATCTATGTCCCTCCCTCGACGCCGTTTTTCTCGATGAAGCCCAAGATCTGAATCCCTTGCAGTGGGAAATGTTCTTTTACATCGAGTCCTGTTGTAAAAGATCATACATTGCAGGGGATGACGATCAGGCTATTTATTCTTTTCAAGGGGCAGACCCTAAGACTTTTATAAATCTACAAGGGGTAATGGACCCACAGATTATATCAAGACGGGTACCTAAAGCTGTACACAAAGTTGCATTATCAATTTTAGATAACATTGATGAAAGAAGAATTAAAGAATGGGAACCAAGAGATGCAAAAGGTAAAGTTATAGATAACTTACAAATAGAAGATATTGATTTTAGTAAAGGTCAATGGATGATTTTAACTAGAACGAATGAACAAATGAAAAATCTGGTGCCCATACTACAAGAAACTGGATACCGGTTTGATTGTAAATTTAATGATCTGTTGCCCATAGAAGTTATTAAAGCAATTAATGATTGGAATAGATTAAATAAAGGCGCAAACATATCCGGCGATGAAGCAAGAAACATTTATGAATATTTAAAATATGAAAATGGAGATGTGAAGTACGGATTCTCTAGTGGCAAGTCTCTAGCATCTGTAGACTCGGTGGATATGGATGAACTCAGAATGGATCATGGACTCAATGCTCATGGTGACTGGAGTGTATTAAATTTTAAAGACTACCAAAAAGATTATATCCAGGAACTAGTGGCGAGCGGCGAGGATCTAGGCAAACCAGCAAGAATAAAACTATCTACGATACATGCAGTTAAAGGTGAAGAAGCTGAGAATGTTATTTTATTTACAGATTTAGAAAGAATTATTTACAACGCAGCTCAAGTAAATAAGGACACTGAACATAGATTATTTTTTGTTGGTGTAACAAGAGCAAAAGAAAACTTATTCATAATGAATCAAGGTTATGAATATCAATATAACATAGGAGAAGAAATAATATGACAAGTAAAGACATGTTTGAAAGTGCATTTCCACAAAGTAAGCAGATAGGTGGGAATCACTACAAAGACTTTCACATTCAACCGTATGAATTTATTTCAAAAAATGATCTCTCATTTTTTCAAGGAAACGTAATTAAGTACGTGTGTAGATATATGAATAAAAATGGTATACAAGACTTAGAAAAGATAATTCATTATTGTGAATTAGAAATTAAAAAGATGAAAGA